GCTTCGTCTGAAAGCGCTTTGAGTCTTGCTTCTGGGGTTTATTCGGTAACGGTTGGGGCGGGTGGTTCGGGGCAAAACTCTGGGACCACCCCAGGGACTCCGGGTGTTAGTTCAGTTTTTGGCACGATTACCACTGTTGGTGGTGGTCGCGGTGGACGCGTAAACGGCGGCGACGCTAGTGCTGGGGGCTCGGGTGGTGGTGCTGGTATTTCTTCGAGTTTCACTTATGTTGCGAAGGCGGGCGAGGTAGGTGAAGGTTTTGCCGGTGGGGCAAATAATAGTGCCAGCCCGTTCCCTTCTGGCGGGGGCGGTGGTGCGGGTGCTGTTGGCGTGACGGGCACAGGTTCAGTTTCTGGTGCTGGTGGTGCCGGTGTTGCTAGTTCTATTACGGGTTCGGCTGTCACGCGGGCTGGTGGTGGCGGTGGTGGTGGTAGGACGGGCATTTCGTCTGCGGGCGCTGGTGGTGCCGGTGGGGGCGGGGCTGGAAACAATGCTTCTGGTGCAGGTGTGGCTGGTACGGTAAACACTGGTGGCGGTGGGGGTGGCGGGTATGAAGGCTCTGTCGGTGGTGCTGGCGGTTCCGGTGTAGTCATCCTCTCGCTTCCAACTCAGGCGACTGTCACATTCTCTGGCGGTGTCACACAAACCAGCGCAACCGTTGGCCGAAACACGGTTTTACACGGTTGACGGCTACTTCCACGGGTTCAGAAACGGTGACTATCTCATGAGCCACTTTGCGAAACTTGATGACAACAACCTGGTTACTTTTGTGACTGTGGCAGGCAGGAAGATGACAAGCTTGAGGAAGAACTGAACGCTCGTACTGGTGATGTGTACCGGCAAACTTCGTACAACACTTACGGCGGGGTTCACTACACGGATGGGGAGCCAAGCGAAGACCAGTCCAAAGCGCTCAGGTTCAACTATGCGGGAATCGGGTTCACGTACGATGAAAATCGCGATGCCTTCATTCCTCCACAACCATACGCTTCATGGGTACTCGACGAGGCAACCTGCTTATGGGAAGCGCCAGTCGCCTACCCTGCCGAGGGTGCACATGTTTGGGATGAGCAAGCTGGTGACTGGGTAGAGGTACCGGATGAAACTGTCTAGCCCTTGGCCTAAGGGGTACACGATAAATGCTGGCAGCCCTTACGGGTGGAGGAGGCACCCGATTACTGGGCGGCGTAAGTTCCATCAGGGTGTTGATGTTGCGGGGTCTTTCCCTGTAACGGTTGCCGCTGACGGTGTGGTATCCCATATCGGGTGGAGTTCTCGCGGTGGCGGGCACGTTGTCCTCATCGATCATGGGGAGTATGTGAGCGTTTATTATCATGGGGCGGAAAAGACTGGTTTCCGGAAGGGGCGCAGGGTTTCGGTGGGGGATTTCATTTACCCTTCTGGGACTACGGGGGCGAGTACCGGCGTACACCTACATTTTGAATTGCGTAAGGCTGGCGGGCGTTGGGGTAACACGGTTGACCCTGTACCTTTCCTCGGAGGGCTGGTGAGCGCACCTGTTCTTAAGGTTGATGGGCGTTTAGGTCGTGGGACGTGGCGTGAAATTCAGCGGGCACTTAAAGCTAAGGGCATGTTTGCGGGGCGTATTGATGGTCGGCCCGGCCCAATAACTTATAGGGCTTTGCAAACGTGGGCGAACGCTAACCCTGACGGAATTATTGGGCCAATGACGCGGAGGGCTGTGCAGGCTGAGCTTGGTGTGAAGGCTGACGGCAAGTGGGGGCGAATTACAATTAGTGCGATGCAACGGGCTTTGAATGATGGAACGTTCTGATGACTGACGATCACGACAACTCGACAGTTAGGGTTTCCATGCGCGACATATACATAGAAGTACAACGGCAAGGCAAACTACTAGAACAGATTGCTAACAGCCTGCCCGATAGTGATGACAAGATTGCCGACCATGAAATACGGTTGCGAAAACTGGAGATGCGTATGTGGCAGGCTATCGGCGGGTTCGGTTTTCTTGCCGCGATTGTGTCGCCCTTGATTGCGGTGATGACCCGATGAAACCTTCCTGGACTATTCGCCGGCGCTACATATTCGTAGCCTTTAGCTTGGGTGCCCTCATGATTATTGCGGGGAGTGTCGCAACACTCATGAACAACGACAGCGCAACTATTGACCTTATCGCGGGCGGGGTAGCCCTGGTAACATTAGTCCTCACCACATACGTTTTTGGTGCAGCTTGGGAAGATAAATCGAAAGGAAACCAGGATGGATAAGATAACAGAGTATTGGAATTATGCGGGCGAGAGAGCTATCAAAACTTTTAGCCAGGTAGCTTTGGCAACTATCGGTGTCGGAGCGTTGGGGATTGCCTCGGTCGATTGGGTAAACGTTCTTTCCGTCGCCGCGCTTGCTGCGGTCATGTCACTCCTCACCTCGGTGTTGCAGTACAACCGGCCTGTCGCCTGATGGCAACGGAGTTTGTGAACGGGTATACGTGCCCCATCGATCCGCAAGACGCGGTAGATTGCGAGTCCTGCCAGTAACGTTTAAGTAGAAAAGCCCCGCACCTTCAACGGTATGCGGGGCTTTTCTGTTCTCTACTCTAGCGTAGCCACGCCCTAATTGTGTTGCGTGTCACGTTTGCCCGTTTTGCAAGCTTCACAATGTTGGGGGTTGCGTGAAATTCGGTGATGACTCTGCGCCTAAGTTCGGCGGTGATGAGGTCTTGGCGTTCTTTTTGCCATGCTCGGAGGTCTACGAGTTGTTCAATGCTCTTTTGTTCGAGGTCGTTATAGTACGTCATGTTTAGTAGTGTACACGGGTTTTGCGTGTTGTGTTGCGCGTGAGGTGTGTAGGGGTGTACAGTATGGGGAACTACTACGAAGGGGAAAAACTAATGATGGGATATTACTCCGACCAGGAGATTGCTGCACAGGTTGAGGTGGGGGATCGTTACCCGACACGAAAGTCGCTAAGGATTGCGCGTAAAAGGAAGGCCCGTTTGACAGCGTTGGGCTGGTTCATGGTCGGCGTTTCGTTTGCTGCCTCCGTGTGTATCTTGTTGGTGTCGCTGTGAGGTGGGTGCTGATTGTGGCGGGTGGTGTCCTGGTACTGGTGCCGGGCATGGTGAACCCTTACGCGCCGATTAATGGGGCGACCTTGCTCGGGCTGGTCTTGCTTGTGTGGGCGGGGTTGTGGATGATGAGAGAGGATGAAAATGACTAACGAGGAAGAAGCCTGGGAAAAGTTTTTAGAAGCTCAAGCTGCCGCGAAAGTTGCTAACCAAAAAATGCGTGATGCAAAAATGCTCTGGAGGGCGCTTGCAAAATGATTACTCTTGATGAGATAACACCTGAGAAGATTTTGGAGTTAGAGTTTGAGCGTGATGCTCGGCGTAGCAAGCTGGTGAACCGTCTGGCGGTTGAGCGCCTGTGTGAGCGTGTAAGGGCTGCTGAACGGGAGTTGGAGCATGCGACTACTTGTCGGCAGTTGAGGGCACGGTCTATGCGTGCTGAGGGTATGACTCTGGCGGAGATTGCGGAGTGGTTTGGGTAAGCGTGTCGGCTGTGCGTGGTTGGTTGAAAGCTGACGTTAACGTTCAGTTGTCGAGTAGAGGGTGGGGTTATGTTGAGTGATTCGGGGCCGGTGAAAATCCCTGGGGATTCCACGGCGCAGGAAGCGTTTAAGGCGGGTTATATTGCTGGCGGGATTGCTGCGCTGATCGGTGCGCTCGACGTTGCTAAGGTGAGGGCTGAGGAAGCGAGTTGTGATGAGTAACGGGTGGCCTATGGAGCTAATGTCAGGACACGGGTTTTTCGGGTTTGTGATGTCGTGGTTTGCTGTCGCTGTCGCCGCTATCGGGCTTGTGTGGATTGTGGTGTGCGTGATTGCGTACATTGTGGATGTGTTGAGAGGGGAACGGTTGTGATGGAGATACGGTATGACGGTTATGAGGTTGCGGTGACTCTCCGGGATGATGTGTGGCAGCTCGAGGAGCCTGGCACCCTAAATTTGTCGCGGGTGCAGGCGCAAACGTTGCGGCGGATGTTGAACCAGTTGGGGTCGAAGATGGATGCAGATTTTATGGAGGAGGACGGGTGATCCCCTGCCGTGTTTGTCTAGTGCCAATCACTGAGACTTCTGGTGAGGTGTTGCAGGGAATGTGTGGGCGGTGTTACGTTTCGTTCGGAAAATAGGGGCGTTCCGCTGGCACCTGAACAAGGCAATAACCTGAACTACCTGCGTTACTTTGCACTCATCTACTAGTTAGGTACATAGTATTGCCGATTATCGTTCGCTAGGTAGCGTTCCGGCCCATATCCCGTAGGGTTCCCCTGCTTCTATGGCGTAGGTGAAGCATTCTTTTTTGACTGGGCAGCTGTCGCAGAGGTCGCGGGCAACCGTGATCGCGTAGTCTCTGGTCATTTTGTCGGGGAAGTCTTCGGGGAAAAATATTTCTGGTGAGGTTTGGCAGGGGACTTGTCCGCCGGCAAGGTCGATGCTGTCACGAAGTTTTTGGTGTTGCCCTTGTCGGTTGTTGGTCATAGGGTAAGGGTAACAAAGAAAAGGGGAATCATGGACGATGAAAATCCCACAACACCTGACACTCTCGCTGCGCTCATTATTGAGTACTGGGAGTGTGCCATGTCGGATAGCGGGTTGGTGTGGGATAAGGCCCGTAGGGCGCTTGATAAGGCGCTGGTGGGTGTTGAGGATGGGGTGAAGCGTGATGCGTATGCGCTCGCGTACAGGATGACATTGAACAGGGGGAAATGATGATTTGCGCGGATCGTTTCGTTGCGAACAAACTGTACTTCCCGGCAGGCTGGCTTTTGGCCCGCCGTCATGGGGTGACTGCTACTCAGATGGCTCGCGCTGCGACACCGGCAGGGTTCGAGCAGGCTGTCTCGGATTACCATGAGGATACGGTGATACCGGATAATCCTTATATGGCGTTTGGCAGGGATTTTGAGCCGGTGATTGCTCGGACTGTGCATACAGAGTTCGGGATTTTGCCGAATGATTGGCTGATTAGTGCTGAGGGGAAGCCGGAACATCTTGCTACACCTGATGGGTTGTCACCCGATCACACGCTTATCTCGGAGATAAAGACTACGGGCCAGGATTGGGATGAAAAGTCCATACCTATTGCTTACCGTAGACAAGTGCAGTGGCAGCTGTATGTGACCGGGGCCGAGAAGTGCCTGTTTGCGTGGATGCTGAGGATGGATGTGGGTGGCACGTTCGCGCCGGCATGGTTTGAGCCGAAAACGAGGTGGTTGGAGAGGGATGAGGATATGATTGCAGGGTTGGTTGAGTGTGCCGGAAAATTGTGGGAAAGGGTAAACATATGATTGCTGAAGACGAAGACGTGTTACGTATTGCGGATGAGTATGTGGGCGAGGTGAACGAGACACGCGATGATGGTTTGTGGCGCGGGTTTTGGGTTACTGAGGGTGCCGCGTTGCAGGTAAGGATGCGTGCGTGATGGCGGCGACAGATAGCGTGGTCGATTCTAATGCTGATGAGCGTGACATTGAGCGTTGCCTTGAGGCTGCGGTCATGTGGATGCGTCAGCGTAGGAACATTCCGCAAACGCATAGCAATACTGAGTGGGAACTGTTCGAGGCGGCGGAAAACATTATGTCTACAACATACGATGACGATGAGGGGGAGTGATGGCTAGGGGAAAGCATGGAGTGAGGGCTGAAGCGAGAAGCTTTGAGAACCTTCAGGCGGAGGTTGCTGCGTTGAAAGCAACTCTTAAGAAATCGAAAGCGGATTTATCTGATTCGCGCAGCGAGGTCATTAGGCTGAGGGCTATTGAGGCTGTGTTCGATGGCACCAAGGACGTAATCGCTGAACTAGATTCTGTAAAGCGTGAGCTGAGTGAGGTTCATGGCAGAAACTTTGTATTCAAGATCAGGTTAGATAGCTGGGCGGAAGCAATCATGAAGGAATCCAATCGTGAGTTTTTGAGGTTGTCACCTAACCTGTGGGCTGATTTTGTGGAACTTGGTTATTTTGAGCCGGTTGATGGTGACAATCGCAACATGAGGCGTGCCTACGCTACTAAAGGCAAGTTTCAAAAGGCTGCGAACATTGGCCGCGATGCAAAGTTGGTGGGCTGATGGCTAACTTTAATCTTGCAGACTACGAAACAGTCGAGGAACGCCTAGTCAGGTTCTATAAAGACAATCCTGATGGGCGTGTGATTACGGAAAACGAGACAACGGACAGTAACCGATCCGAAAAGATTTGGGTTGTGCGTGCAGTCATCTACCTTTCGGGCGAGGATTTGGAGCGTGGGTGCCCGAAGGCTACGGGGTATGCGTTTGAGATTGATGGGACTGCTGGCGCTAACAAGTCTGCTGCGTTAGAGAATTGTGAGACTTCGTCTATTGGGCGGGCGCTCGCTAATGGCGGGTATTCGGGGAATAAGCGTACTACGCGGGAGGAGATGGAGAAGGTTGCCCGCTTCGAGGCGAGCCAGAAGGCGCGTGACTGGGTTGCAGAAGCCAAACTGTTAAAGGACGTGGACGCGGTGCGGTTACTCTGGGGGGAAGCTTCCAAGGCGGGAGCACCTGACAAAGTACTAAACGATTTGAGAGCGTATGCAGAAAAGCTCACTCCTG